AGAGGATCAAAAAGAAAATGCAGATCCTACACCTAATCATGCGATGCATATTCATGGTAGAAGAGTCACGTAACAAGTTCCGACTACGCCGTCTAGTTCGGTTAAGGCAGATGGATAGCTTAGTTCGCCGGGATTAAGTGAAAAGCTGTGAGTGTTGGTTGGTGTTCCTTTCCGCCTTCCACATCTCAGACGGCAGGACCATAAAGGAGAAATCATGAAATATAGACCTGTACACGAGCATATGGATGGCAGAGGCATGTCTGTTCGTTATGCTTATCTAAGAGATCGAAGACGTCGAGAAAGAAGAAAAGTAGAAAAATTAATGGGTAAAAGTTATTTTACAAACCCCAATGAATCAATAGAATCAACACATGAACATATCCATGATGACAGAAGACCTGGAGGCTCTAATCTCTAGGCGTATGGTATTAGACTTAATTGACCATGATAAAGACTATTTTAAGAACAAAACAGAGAAAGTAGAAGCGTTACGAGCCTGTGCTGATCTATGGGATCACGAATTAGTAGGTGATTCTAAGAGCTTACAAGAGGCTACCCGTCGACTTATCATACAAAAATTAAGTAAACTCAAGCAAGGAAATGTGTTATCTTTCCCAAGATGATAAAAGATATTGTAACTAATGTAGAAATCTTTACGAAAGTGTCGAGTCCGCCTGAAATGCAAGAGCAGTTAATGTATAAGGTGAGTTACCGAGATGGTACGAGTGAAGAATTTACGCATGACCAATGGCATGAAATCGTGACTAGGGGTTCTGGAGCCTTGAACCAAGGCTCACCGACCGCCGCATAGTCTATTTCTTTTCTGCTAATTGTGCCTGTAAAAGAGCAATGACTATGTACGCTTCCTCTAATTTCTTTTCTAATTCTTGCATGTTGAACCTCCTTCATATGCGTTAGTGCGTACCGACCACCTTATCAAAGTCCGTTTTTAGAAGTCAATAAATCTTTGCTCTTGACATTTATTTTTGTTATGCTCCTAGTGGTACAAGGACTATTAACCACGGACCAAGGAGCAAACGATGGCAACAAAACCAACAGCCGCACGAGGTAAAACGACTCGTAAAGGTAAAATTAAAAAAATTATGAAACAAAAGATATCTAATGTCATGAAAAGACAAGGAAAAACTTTAGGACCTAAAGCAAAAAGAATGCGAACTATGTTAGAACAAAGATTAGGTCAAAAACCCAAATCACAAGCAAGAAGAGGACTATCTTCAATGTTAAAATCATTACCAAAAGGTGCTGGTATGACTGGTGCAGCAATGACAATTCAGGCAATGAGAGAGGCAAAAAAAAGGAAGCCTACAGGCAGAGTAAACGTGGATGACATCGTAAGAGTAAAACAAATGATGTCAAAAAGAAAAGGTAAGTAAATGGCATTACCAGGACAAGCAGGCAGAAATTTTAGATCGATGACGAGCGGTGCTAAAAGAGGCGCCTTTGCTCGTTCACCTTCAGCAGCTAAACGTGGAGTCTTCGGTGCATCACCTTCCGCTGCTAAAAAAGGTGTGTTTGGTTTTACTCCTGGATCACAAAAACCCACATCACCTGCTTTAGGTTCATTTAATTCAGCCAGTGGAACATATACTCCTGGTGGAAACTCTTTTCAAAATTTTAGTCAACAAGATCAACAAGTCATGTTTGGTGCCTCAGGTGGTAAAGATAAATTTATTGAAAATGCCATTAGTATGCAGGAAAAATATCCTAGAGGTTTGAATTATCAAAAATTTTTAGAAGACGCTAAAAAATATCAAGCCGGACTTGCCAGTGGTGGTAAAGAAGTCGTGGGCGCTGATGGTATCTTGCGTTTAAATATGGCTGGTGCTGATGTTCCTATGAAAGATGCACAAGGTAATACTATTCTTTCCATGCAAAGTCCGATGTTAACTGCTAATGCTCCAACTTTATCACAGCTTATTGGTGACATGGCAAGGGCTGGTGGTGATATGTTAAGTGGTATTGCTAGATTGCCTGGCCAAGCAGTAGAAATGTACAAACAGTTCTCGCCTTTAAGTTTTATATTAAATCAATTTCAAGGTGCAAATCAAAGTTCAGGATCAGTAAGTGAAGCATCTTTTAAAGAGGGTTTAAATAATTCTCAATTAGCTATCTATAATTATCACAGAAATACAGGTAATAGTCCTGAGTTTGCAAGACAAATGGCCTTAATGAATAGACCGAACGCTTATGCGATGGGTGGAGTTGTTAATCTATAATTGAGATGTCTTTTATCTCTTTGATCATTCCTTTAGGGATCGTGGTCCCCCGACCAAAAGTATTATCTGACGGTATTAAATCTGCGATTAATGTAATTGTTTTTTCGTTTTGTTTGAGG